GCCGCCGGGGCTGGCGTGAACCGAGTTGGCATGTCGCTGGGGAGCGTCGTTCTCGTCCGACGTTACCACGATCTCACGACCTGTCACGACGGCGCCAGCCGTTGTGACCAGGGGCGCGGCGCCGAAGGCGGTCTCGACTCGTTTGGACATATTTGTATTGGGGGTAGTAACTAACTCTTCAAGGTTTTCTCCTTCTACGTTTAAGGGTTTATTGATTGGGTCCCCCCCAGGGGGAGTCCCCCCAGGGGGGAGTGGTGCCCTCTGAGGGGACTCCCCCTGGGGGGGAGGGGTGGTCCCCCCAGGGGGCCTCCCCTTGGGGGGGAGTGGTGCTCCTGTGACCCGTTCCGCTGCAGTGGGTTTGGAGCCTTGCCTTTTTCGGTTTGACTCCATGCGCACGCGCCAGATATTGGTGCCTCTCGGCCCGGTCCCGGTCCTGACGATCCAGCCCTCCGCCGCGAGGGTGGACAGGGCAGATCGAATGTCACGTTCTTTCATCCCGCACTCCAGAGCCAGGCGAGGAACCGACGGGAACGCGGTGTCGCTCTGCCCGGCATAAAACCAAAGCCAGGCATATACAAAAACCAGCCTTCTTCTTCCTATCTGCGCACAGCTGCTAAGCAGGTCCAGGGGCACCTGGGCGTGAAGTGGTCGGCCTAATTCACCAGTAAATGATTTGCTTGGCATGACAGGGGGTGGGATGGATTCGTCCACTCCCCTAACCCGTCAAATTGCAACGGAGGTTGTATGATAACCGCGTTGCGGCCATCAGATTCGCTGGGGAGCGTGACTGATGGCCGTGGCCCGCAAGGGCAACATTGGCTCCGCTGTCAGGGCGGAGCCTTTGTTGCGGGCGGGTTTCCGACCAATCGATCTCAACCATAACCGGTTCGGGATGCTCTGACCCAGTGGCATTTCCAATCTGCTGCCGCACGGTTCTGCAGCACTGCGCTGCAGGTCCGTGCGGTTTACCAACCGGTGGCCCGGCCCGGTGTCGCCAAGGCAGAGATAACACTTATGTTCGGTTGCAAGCCGGAATGGTCTCGTTGTCGCAAAGGGTCTCCATGGCTCAGCAGATTCCCCGGGGCACATCTGAAGTGGTGTCTCAGTCCGTGCCATCAGGCGGACTGAGCTGGCTGAACTATGAAGCTTTGGGGCGTGAGCGATTGCGCATGCTGTTGCAGCAGTGGTTCAAACGCAATGGCTGGAGCCTGGCGGTGGTGTCTCGCCTGGCGGAGCTGTCGCTATTGAGCACGTCAGAACGGCCAGTGCGCGATTGGGCTGCCGGCATGCCGCTGCAGCCTGGGGATTGGGTGAATCACCGTGGGCATGTCTGGGAGGCGCCAGGCACACTGTTGACCGAACCAGCGGAGGCCTCGGGCTGGATCGATCATGGCTTGACCAGTAGGTTGCACGCCTCGGGATTGAACCTCTATTTGCGTAACCGCAAGGCAACACTCACTGTGACGTTTCTCTGCGAGATGGGACGTCTTAACGAGTGGGTGGCGCAAGTGCAGCTCGGGCAAGCGATCGCACCTGCGGACGCGCGGCTGAACGAGCTGGTGGCGGGCGCCACGGTGATCAAGGACTCCGATGGGCCCCTCGGGCCTGAGGAGTTGTTGGCGATCGTTGCAATGCGGCTTGAGCCACCCCTATGGCCAGACCAGCCGGCGACAACGCGCGCGAAAGAAGGGCTGGTATCCGCTCGGCAGCTGCGAGCAGCAGCGGCGGCGTCTGGCCTTGACATCGTGGAGGATTGGGCGAAGCTCGCCAGCCTCTACCCCAGCGAAGACCCCGATCGCTTGGCCCGTTTGCAGCAGGTGCTGACGGGCCTGGCATATTGGGATGACGAACAGGCGGAGAATGAGCACGCGGCTTGCGTGGTCCTGCTCGAGCGGCTGAGAGACCTAGCAGGGCAGAGATCTGAAGCGCCGGCTGACGCCTCGACCTGAGGGCCGGCATCCACGCCTGCGGCTCCTGACGGCATTCCTGAACCAAACCAGGCGGTGCCACTGGGGTCCAGCGGCTCCGCTGCCGCAGCCAAACGCCGCAAAGTTCAGCCTGAGACTGAGGCAATTGTGCATTTCCGTCAGGGCTTGGCGTTCCTGCCAAACCAGATCAGCGGCTGCTGCATGAAGAACTGTGACATCCAACATGGTGCCGACTCGCGCCATGGTGAGCAGCGGGGGGCCTTCTGGGGCATGTTTTGAGCCGTTGCTGAGTCGTAACGTCACGGGCTGAGATTGGTGCTAGTGTTCGATAGCTGGTTAGGCGAGGCGTCGCCAGGCCGGTCCCAACCCAAGCAGCAACGTTTGTGATGGACAGCAGCATTGCACCCGATGAACCGATCGAGGGGCCTGGCTCCGCCGATCCAGTGGCCCAATCTGTCATTGACCTTGCCGATCGCCTGGCTCTTCTGCAACAGGAGACTGGTGCTCGATTTGATGCAATGCGCGATGCGTTCGCTCATTTACGATCGCGCCTTGATTCTGAAGAACAAGCATGCATCGATGACACTCGTCGTCGGTTGAAGGAGTTTTTGGGTTATGAGCCCAGCATGCAACAGCAAATCGATCTCATCACTGTCTATGCAGCTTGGCATGCGACTTCGCCCAAGTTGCAAGAAAACCAAACGGCAGAATTCACAACAAAGAAAGGCCAGCTCGTCAAATATGGTTATGCAGATCTGGCGGCTGTTATTGAGGCGGCGCAATCTGCTGCAAAGTTTGGTCTGATCGCATTCACAAGACAGGAATTCGACGACAACGGTCATGCGATCGTGACCGGTTACCTGGTGCATAGCGGCGGCGGAGCCCTCAGCTGCGGGCCCGTGCCACTGTTCACGGGCGATAGCGATCGTCGCGGACAGGCTCATGCTGCGGGCCTGACAACCTGTCGCCGACTGGCACTGCAAATGGTGCTCGGCCTAGCAGCTGAACGCGATGACAATTTCAACAACACCACCGAAACGTTAACGGGCGGAGATGTGGAAGCACGGTCAAATCAAACATCTCAACCAAGAACTGCTCAACCTTCGGCAGTGCCACCACGGCGAATCCGTGATGGTGCGGCACCACCAGCGGCAACTGTTCGCAGAGGACCGCCGCCAGGATGGTTAAGCCGAGATGAGCGGGCGGCACTTGAGCGCGAGCTTTCAGATCCCACGATCACTCCGGATCGTTTTCAGCAAATCGAAGCGAAGCTATTGGCTGCCCAGCAGATCGGAAGCGGCAATGCTCCCCTGCCAGGAGGCCAAGGTCAATGAGAAATCCCATGCGCTGGGCTTCAGCACGTGATCCGTAAGGACTTGTGCTGATGCTGCTCACGCATCAGACGTGTGTGAAGGCCTCCCAGGATCAGAGATGTTGGGGACCGTGCCGACGACATGGTCATCGCTCCCAATCTCTGTCCTCCTGCAGCCCAGCCTGCGGCAGAAGCGGGCCCCGTCGAGGGATGTGGTTTCGTCAAGGGAGTCCTGTTCAAACCACACCAAGGCCTTCCGCAGCATTTGTCCAACCGTTCTCTGTTGCTTCCAAATTTAATGTCCAACCCCAACTTCGATTTAACCATGGAAGAAATCCAGCCAATTCGGACCGAGGCAGATGCTGTGCATCAACAGACCCTGCTCGGCATGGAGCCGGTCGCACTAGAGCCTTGCAACATTTACGCAGTGAGGACGATCACTGGGTACGAAACCATCGATCTCACGAAAGAAGAGGTTTTGCGCAATGCTGGCTACAATCGTGAACGCCCTGTTGCCAGGTATGCCTTTTACACTGTTGACAGCTTTGTCACATACGCAAATGGCATTTTTGCCAGGCGTATGGTCATGCGGGCCGCGGCCTCATTGGCGCCAGATGAAGATGGGACGCCGGCTAAAAATGTTAAGTCGGGCCTTTTTCAGCCTCTACGTGTTCATGCGATGTGCATGGCCGATGAAACCGTATTTACGATCCGGCTCATTTTTGACGCGCAGCCAAATCAGTGGGGCGATATTGTCGCAGATTTAGTGCTACATAAGTCCGCCGAGGCAGAGCGCTGGGAGCGGGTTAGCGGCAAATACCTGATTCAGAAGGACTTTGCCGAGTTTTGCGAGCTGAATCTGCAGTCGTTCAGCAGCCCGGCAGCCGCAACTATTCTAGAGATCGCTCAGACATTCCAGGCAAAGACAACGGTTGACTTTGCCAGTGCTGTGCGTCTGTCCAATGGCGCCTTCAAGCTCAAGCGCGAAGAAAAGGTGGAAGCTACGGCGGGCGAACGGGCCGATCTAATCATCCCTGAAGAGCTCCGCCTGGCCCTGCCGCTGTTCAAGTACGGCAAAACCTACGAGGTCCGGGGCCGGCTTCGCTACCGGATTATGGAGGGCAGCGTGCGGCTGTCGGTGCTGCTGGTCGATCCCGAAATGGCCTTCGAGCACGCTTTTCGTGAAGTCGTCGATGAATGCCAAAATCGGCTGCAAATGCAATTGTACTGGGGCCGGATTTGACGTTTTCAGGTTGTTTGTTCCCTTCCGTTCCTTTCCTTTTGCATCATGACTGATCCAGACATCATCAGCCCAAGTGAGGAGCTAGAAGCTTCTCCGTTTGGCCAGTTCTTGTTCTCTCAACGTGAAGGTAAAACTCATGCTGAGCTCTCCCAGGCACTCGCCCAGGTCTCTGAGGCTGTTCTCTCTAATGGTGGCACTGGCACCATCACACTGAAAGTCACAGTGCAGCAGTTGGGCCACGAAAGGCGCCTGGTGGTCAAAGACGAAGTGGTGGTCAAAACGCCAAAACCAATTAGGGAGTCCAGCATCTGGTTCTATAACAGCAAGCAACGTGGTCTCAGTCGTCGTGATCCAAGCCAGGGTGAACTGGATCTGGCCGTGATTCCTATGCGCCCTCGCCATGGAGCTGCTATCGCCACAGATCAGAACGGCCCAGCAAGCGCTTGATTGCTGACACCCCTCTTCCCCAACTATTAGTCACTGCGATGGTTGTCCTGCACACACAAACACCCTTGCCAATTACAGGTTTTGCCCTGTTGGCCAATGGCGATCTCCTCCTGCAGGGGGGTGTACCTGCTCGTTATTGTTGCTGCAATCCCAGCAGCCTTGGCGAAGATGCCTACAAGCAACTGCTCTGGATGATTGAGGATGCCCTGGGCGCGCAGCGCAACGACTTGGCGATGACGCACCCAGAGTCGATCGGCTCGCTGTTGCGAGTGATCACGCTGTGCCTCCAACAGCGGAATCCGATTTCGGAGGCGGTTCTCTCGCATGGAATTCGGCCTCTAGTCCCTCCAGCATTTCCCAGTCATGGCAAGCCATCTGGAGGAGGCATTTGCCAACCAGTGGTTGGTGAGCTTCCCCAACCTCCCGTTTCAGCGCGAGCACGTCATTCCAGTCTGGAAAGCATGGGCTGTCTTCCAGCTACAAGAGGGCCTGAAGTCACGTAAGCCCCCGCCATTTCGAGCTGATTTTGCCTGGCCAAATGCTCAAGTCGCCGTGGAGATCAACGGAGGCATCTGGCGCCCTGGTGGGCATTCCACTGGCAGCGGCATCACACGAGACATCACGAAAACCACCCTCGCCCAGCTCTCCGGTTGGGTTCTCATCCCCCTCTCCGAAAGCCATGTCTTCGACGACAACCCTTTCTGGCTGCGCCTCATCGCCGACCTCGTCACGGAAAGAAGAGATCAGCTACTCAGCAGAGAGCCCTCAAGTGGTGCAACTGGCGGGCATCGATCTACGACGGAACTCTCATTGCTTGACACCCTGGATGGCGTCTCACGGCGGCCAGGTCGTTCCAGGGCTCGAACACAGCGGAGTCGAGTGGATCTCCGTTCAACACTTGGGCAGTTACGGCAACAGGCTGCTGCGCTTGGTGCACAATGCTAGATGCATACATCTAAAGCCATGCGAAGGCTTTGACGCAATCGCCAAATTGCGGATGTTGCAGATCAATGACGGAGACTTCATCTTGCATGCAATGCCTTGCGGTATCACAGTGCCGCCAACTGGCATTTATTTCCCTCCAGGGTCTTTGCAGATTGTTGTTGATCAGGATGAGCGGAATGTGATCAATGACAGTACCACTTTGCCCATCCCACGCTTGGTGCCATCTGTGCCATACAACGGATGGTGCAAGAAACAGCACATTTACGTGGATTACGGCATGACCGAAAAGGCAGTGATCTTTTTCAACGATTTTGGCTGGCCAATCGCATGCCGTGAGAATGAGTTTATCAGTCAGGAGCGTGTTGCTGTTCGATGGTGGCGTTTTGACTACAGCCGGCCCGCCCAGGAGTTGCTCTGATGAAAGCCTTGTCAATTCGACAACCGTGGGCATGGTTGATTGTCAATGGTTACAAGGACATCGAAAACCGTGATTGGTATATTTGGGAAAAAGGCCGAATATTGGTGCATGCTTCTACGAATTGTACACGCTATGAATACATTACTGCTGTTGAGTTTTCACAGCCGCTTTTGCCGACTGGTGTCATCATACCCACCCTTCAGGATTTGCCGCGCGGCGGCATTTGCGGAAGCGTCGAGATCTTCAGCGTTGTTAGTCGATCAGATTCGCCATGGTTTCATGGCAAGTTCGGTGCTTTGCTCAGGAACCCTGCTCTTGTGGACTTCTGTCCAATGCATGGGCGTCTTGGTATTTTTGACGTTCCAGATTCAATACTTTCAGCCGCGGGGCATTCCGATGCGGCTTGAGACCTTGCAAGACGCCGTTCAAGAGGCGGAGAGATTCCTGGAGCGGGCACGCACCCTCCAAGAGCTTGTGAAAAAAAACCCGCGATGGGGAATGTCTGCTCAGCGATCGGCATCAGGCGCCGTCCGTCGAGCCTCGATGGATTTGACGAGAGCCCTCACCAAACTACGGAGGCCTGACGTATGACCACCAACCACCCCGCCCCGGCTGAGCCGGCCGACCATATCCGTAACGGCACGGAAATGGTTGCCCCGCCCGCTGAGGGGGAAGTGGGGGAGTTGGCGAATATAAAGCTAATTGATACTGCATTGAAGGATGTTTCGGGCGGACTTTGCTATTTCTCGGCTGAGGCCAAACACGCTCAGCTGCTAGATGCTGAGAAAACGCTAGAGACGCTCCGCGCCACCATCGACGCTTATCGGGCTAGCCACCCCGCCCCGGCTGAGCCGGTTGAACTGACGTATAAAGAGCTAATTGATGCTGCATTGAAGGATGTTTCGGGCGGACTTTGCTATTTCTCGGCTGAGGCCAAACACGCTCAGCTGCTAGATGCTGAGAAAAAGCTAAAGACGCTCCGCGCCGCCGTTTTTGCCGACCGGGCTAGGCGGGCTGCCGCCCTGCTCCAGCAGCATGCGGCTGAGCTGGCGCAATGCCGCGAGGCGCTCCGGCGTGTCCGGCGATGGGGCGGTTTTTTTGACAGATGGGACAGCGGAGTTGTCCTCGGTGTCATGGCATGGATTGACGACGGCATGACCGGGCCGCTCCCTGCAATGCCTTCGTACTTGGCGTCCTTGGAGGGTAACGGCAATGCCTGAGATTTGCTCTTATCCCGGCTGCTCCGAACCTCACGACAACTGGCCGGACGGCACCACCGATGGGCACCTCTGCCAAGATCACTGGGAGGCCAAATGCTCGCGTGAGTTTTGGCTTGCCGTGCAGGGTATGGTGCCATGGCCCTGGGCGCTGAAGCGGGGCTCACAGGAACCAGGCGATGGCTGATCTCTGTCACTGATCGAACGAACCTAAGTTGAAGCAAGCCTCGCGAAAAGCGAGGCTGCATCTGGTCGCCCCAATGCTTCAACTCTTCGCCATTCACATCGCCATCATGGCCAATCTCCTGGCTCGCCTGTCCACCGTTCTTTCTAACAAGCAGAGTGAAATTGCGTCTCTCAAGCAACAATTGGCGGCAGCGCTCGCCAATGACGCAGCCGATGCGGCTGCAATCGAAGCAGCCAATGCAGAAGCTGCCGCAGCTGTGACTCAGGCCGAGCAGGCCAAGGAAAGCGTCAATCGCCTCCAGGTGCTGGTTGAGGCCGATACTATTGAGGATCAGGCCATCTCGGATCTGCTGGCCACCTTCGAGCCCAGCACTGAGTCTGCACCTGACAGCGCTCCTACTCCTGAACCTGTCGGCTGAGCCCGTTGGCAGCTTGCGAACGAATTGGCCGCTCCTTTCGGGGGCGGCTTTTTTGATGGTGGTTCATGCGCGCCACAGCGCCCCTTCTGCCTTGCGGCGGCGCCGCAGCTGCGCCTCGCAGGGGCTGCCCTGGGCTACGTAGAGCATCATCGCGGCCGGCACAGCCTCCAAGATCCGAGCATCGATCTGCAGACCTGTGTGCAGGCACTTGGAAAGGCTGGCGAACGCTGGATGGCGGTACCAGCGCATGCCAACGTCATCGGTGAACGAGAGAAGGGCGGCCTGTTCGTTCACATTCAGCTGTTGCCAGCCTCCGATGCCACAGGCGAGGCACTGAAGAGCTGTGACCAGTTGGACTTTCAGAACGGCATCGGCCTGGGCCTGGCTGATTCTGTCGCCCGCTCGAACTGGCCTGCCATCACCAAGGTGAATGCATCCCCAGCCGATCCTCCAGAGCTCTCCGCCAGTCCGTGGATCGGGGAAGGCCTCCAGCTGGCAGCCCTCGAATTCTTTCACCAACGGCATTGCCACCGCGACGGCAGGAGGCAATGCCACGCAGCAGTCAGGCTGGTTCAGGGTCATCGTCATCGCTGGAGCCATCCCGGACATGAGCCGACGGCACAATGCCAATTGGCCCACCGAGGGGCTGCTCGTCTGGCCTCTGTCCGCGGCGACGGTTGATCAACACGCCACCTGACACGCCGCCCATGGCGGCAGCAGCTGATTCAGCAGGGGAGTGGGCCACAAGGGCTAACAAGGTGTCGGTGCTGCGGCGGCCAATTTCGCCCATCTGCGACCAGGCCGGCAGGCATTCCAGGGGGCGCCGGCTCCGGGCTTCGCACAGCACGGCTTGCGTGAGGCCCGCCACCAGCTGCCAGGCCACGTTTCCCACCACCACCCAACCGGCGATCGTCAGGCCGGCGCCGATCACCGGCGACACGCTGGAGATCACGGGGCCATGCCGCTTGGGGTGGGTCATAGCTTCCCCTTGGCGAGGCGAACTTCATGCTCAAGCAGCTCCTTGGCAACTTCATCGTTCTTTTTATGCTGCGCCTCCTGGTTCTTGACCAGTTGCGAGAGCGACTCCCGCATGACTGAAACATCCCTCCAAACACCAATTGTGGCGCTTGCGGCTGCCATGATTGACAGTGCCGAAATGGTTGCCAGAACTGGCAGCACCAGGCTGCCCATCATCTGGGGTTGCCGGTGCAGTTCGGATAAATGTGGATCGTCGAGAGAAGCCATGGACTGTGGCTCAGAGAAAATCAGCTTAGGAACCCCTTTGCTTTTGCTTTAGCTTTTTGCCGTCAGTTGCGTGCCATTGGCGGTTGCGGCAGCTTCCAGCATCTGGCAGATCTCCTCGTTGCGTGAGTGAGGTGCATAAGGGTCGAAACTGCTTTGCAGCAGTTTCCGAAAGCAAGCGAGCTGTTGAACATCAAGCGGGGCAGAGCTTTTGTACTCAGGATCGAGTGGCAGCATCAGAGAACAACGTTGGTGTTGATGTTTGATCCATATTGTGGCGAGACTCCTGCGGCCCACGAACGTAGGCCAATGTTTAGATCCAGTGTTGAATCGGCAGTTGAGATGACTGGGTTGTTGCCGGTTGGATTCCCTTCTCCAGAATTAGCGGAACCGATTGTAAAGCTAGGTGTGTGAGTTCCGAAGTTAGAGGAATTCGCCCCAGCTCGCATGAAGAGACCAACGCTCGAAACCGGAGTTCCCTTGAATGCAATCGTATCGTTTACCACCACGCCGCACGAGCCCTCAGGCTGCAGGAAACTACCATAAGGAGATCCAAGAATGACCCCTCGCGTTTTTGTGTTGTTATAGCCGTTTGCCCCAAACCTGCCGGCCCAACCAGCCCAGGCCTGTCCGGTTCCCTTGGATGCATTGTCTTTAAAGAACGCGTTAATCACGGTCATGCCGAATCTCGCGTGAAATACTTGGTCAAGGAATGGCCCCATTGTGAGATCATTCTGGTTTGTGGGATATGCTATCGCTATTGAAGTGCTTGCGTTACTGATCAGGTGGATTGAATTGGGAAGGAGCTTCCCAAACAGATCGGTGTAGTAGCTAAGGTCTGGCCCATTTGATCGTAGGACATTCACTGTCAACCCCGTACTGCCATCAACGTACCCCCCAATGTGATCTAGGTTGATGCTGATACCAGGTAGAGTTGGCGCGATCAGTGTATGGTAGAACTGCCTCCAGATCCAAGGAGTTGGCACCGCAGCGGTCCCATAATGCGCATAGTTGGCAAGCGTGAGATTATTTGTGCAGCCAATACCAGACGACGATATGGTTGTGTTGCCTCGCAGGTATAGGTTTGCAAAACCAAGTCGGACATTGTCACGCACAGCAATATAAGGAGGTCGATACGCTCCAGGATAGTCTTTCCGGCCTGGCAGGCCAGGCCCCAGGATCATGTCGTAGAGCTTTGCACTGCTCTGGTCTCCACCTCCGATGCTGAAAACCGGCGTAAAGTTGATGGATGCAAAATCACCTGTGAAGCCCGTCGCAATCCTGAGGCTATTTAGCAGTGCATCAACATTTGTCGGTGTATTCTGATAGCTAAGATTTCCCGACGGCGCAAGGCCGTTGATCTTGTCCTGAGCAGGTACGCCAAGCCAGTTGCTGGATCCGGAATAGATGAATGATGCCTTGGGCCACAAGCCATCTGCAACGGCCTTGATGGTTTCAGTCAGGCCAAGCATCGCAAAGCCACCAACAAAGCGGACATTCTTGGCCGTAAACAGGGTTGACGGGAACTGGCCTATCAACAGGTTGGGATTTTCCGGAGGCCCGCCAGAAAATGATGCGTCGAACACAAACATCTTCCAGGGGACGAAATGGGGAATGGCCGTGAAGTTTTCGTATCCTGTCCCGTCGTAGTAGTTATTCGGTACGCTGGCCGTGCCGACTGAGTTACTGGGAAACGGCATTGCAGTGAATGTTTCGTTCCATGCTTCAAAACGGACATTGCAATACCAGTAGGATCCTGGATCGTAGAGACCAACCGCTGCAATCCGGACAACGCCGGTTTGCTCACTGCCGGCCAACAACTGGTTCAGGTACTCTGATGCCCTCGCAAGCGAAGGGATTGCCTTTTGTTTTGTCGTCGGCGGATCTTCCAGCATGCTATTCAAATCTCTATCAATGGCTGTGGATTTCACGTAGACAAAGATTTCCCCGGTATTGGCCGAAACCAGCCGCTGCGCCTGTTTCCACGCATTGAGGCCAGGCAGATTGACAGCACGTGGCTCCGCATTGATCGCTGCATCATTGGTTGCGATGGGTGCTGCGCTGCCGATCTTTTGCAGCTCCGTCAGCGCGGTCAGCTTCAGGGGGCCCAGCTTTGTGGTCTGGCCCGCCGCCACATCCTCAAAGGTCACCGGGCCCTCAAAGTCAGCACTGCCTTCCACGGTGAGCTGACTGGTGATCGTCAGATTTGCCCGCTCATCGCTCTGCGTCGTGTTGAGATCGCCAGTGCCCAGGTTCTCGACAGATTGAACGACGCCGGTCGCGACGTCTTCGAGCCCTCGAGGGCTCACTAGCAATCCGTCCTCCTGGCTGCCCTGCGGAATCACCCGCCCACCTGCCTGCCCCGTGAACAGGTAGGTGAACCGATTCTGGGCGCCCATGTCCTGGAGCGCTTTCGGCACGGCTTTGCTGTAGTTACCAGCGCCGGAGGTGAACCAGCGGTGGCCGCCCATCCAGAGCGTCGATGGGCGGCGCCACTCCAGGGCCCAGTTGGCAGCGCCTGTGGCGGCGCCACCGGCTGGGGTGACGGCCGACAGGGCCAGGGTGTTGGCCGGTGAGCTGGTCAGCGCGGGATTGCGGTCGCGCCTGGCCTCGCTGCGTGGGATCAAGGCGGCATGGGCCTCGCTGGGGCTGTAACCCATGGCCGTCAGCAGCAGATGGGCTCCCAGGTAGTCCACGCCACTGCGGTACTGGCCATGAATGCTCGCCGCGGCCGACCACACCGTTGTCCAGTTGATGCCGCAGGTGGTGGTCACCTCGGCCCCATCGGTGTCGACGTCAAAAACGAGGACTGGCGCCTCGTTTCGCAGGTTGTCTTCGGGCGCAAAGCCCGACTCCATGTGGACGTAGGTTTGCTGCCAGAGCCTTGGATCGGGCGTGGCCTGGGCGGTGGTCAGGTCCTGGCTGTTGATCCAGTGCTTGGCCGCGTGCAACACCACGGTGCCAGCCCGGTAGAAGGTCCCGTTGGCGTAGTTGACAGGGGTGCCGCCGCGGCGCACGGTCACCTCGGCCGTGGTCAGCACGCCTGCGGTTGGGCTGCTGCCGACACCGGTGGTGGTGGCAAGGATCAGCTCAGAGCTGCTCAACGGCCTCGCGATCGACACGCTGGCGGGATCGGTCTGCAGCACGTAATGGGCAGAGGGGATCCGGGCTTTGGTGGTGTTGCTCAGCAGCATGCTGAGGCGCCGCTCAGCTGGGGTGCGGGTGTCGACCAGGCGCCGAACGTAGACCCGGCTTCCAATGGCCAGGCTGACCCCGTTGCCTGCCAGCTCGATTGGGTTGCCGGTGGGATCCGTGGCGGGGCTGCTCAGGTTCAGCAGGGCAGGTGCCGTAGAGGACCAGGGCTGGGCTGATGCCGGTGCCCGCCAGTCGACACCCTGGGGGTTTTCGATCCAGATGAAGCTGTCAGGCGGCAGGCTGTAGCCGCGCCGGCCGAGGATCTCGGGAACGTTGGAGCTGCTGCCAAACGGCGCCAGGGGTGAGCTGAGGGTGATGGTGCTGCTGGTGATCGCCGCGACGGATCCCAGGTAGTAGCGCTGGATGTTCCCGGTCTTTTCCCCGGGCGAAAGGGGCACGCGTATGGCACTGAGCTGCCAGGAGCGGTCCTGGGGGAGTGCGGCGGCTCGGTAACCCCTGGCCAAGCCTGCGCAACCTCCAAAACTGCTGTTGCCGTTGTTGGAGTCGATCTCGCCGCCGGCATCGACAAAGCTCTGAACCGCTTCGCCGATGTCAAAGATGGAAACCTTTTGAATGAAGGCCTCATTGATCGCGCCAACACCAATGGATCGGCGCAACGGGTTGGGCCGAATGTTGTCTGGCGTTTGGCTGATGTAATCGGCGTAGCTGCTAACAGGCACCCATTCGCCATTGGCATATTTCTGCCAGCAGCGCATATCGTTTTGATTGCTGCCTTCCGTGAAGGGCATGTCCTTCTGAAGGCTGACGCCGGTGAAGTTGGCCATCACGAAACTCTTGAAGCCCTCGACCTTGGCGCCATCGGCCCATAGGCGGCCCATGCCTTCGTCCGATCGAACCGAGCACTGGAAGATGTAGAACGATGCCGAATTTGTGGAGTCCCAGCTTTCGCCAGGGCTGCCGCTGATCGGTGCCGCGATCTGGTATTCCGTGCCCCGAGCGGCCAGATAGGCCTGAGAGAGGTTGCCGCCGCTGCCGCAGGCGGTCCAGACCTTGCCGTAGAACGCGTTGAGCTCAGCCTGGGTGGCATGGCCAAAGGCGCTCAGCAGGTGGTGCGAGCTCAAATGATTGAGCTTGTCCCGGAAGGTGAGGCCAAAGGCGTAGCCGCCGCCGGTGGTCTTGAAGATCTGGCGGCGCAGGCTGTAGCTGGCTACGCCATTGGCATAGGTGGGGATTTCATCGACGTTGCCACTGGGCACCCAGCTGGGCCGCAGAATCGTGTGCCGCAAATCACCGGTGAGGCTGACCAGCGAGGCGCCGCGGGGAACCAGAACGCCTCCGTCGGTGGGGTTGAAGCTGATCAGGTGCTCTGGGGTGGGCTCAAACCCATCGGCCCATTGTCCGACGGCAATCGCATCGCCATCTGTTGAGGGGTTGTTATAGACAATATGCAACGCAGGCGCGAGAACAATACAAACGCAATCCAGATGGGCCAACGGATCGCTGATATACCAATTCTTACTGGTGATGATCGCCGCTTCGATGATGGCGCGGTTGGGCGTTTTGAACGGCCGTTGGGGGGAGTACCCGCAAACCAGCCGCTGATTTTCCAGGCGCCGCAGCTTGGCGGCAATGATCGCCTCCGTGCTGGCGCCGGCTGGTTCCTCGAACCAGTTGTAGCTGCCAGCGACAAAGCGGTCTGAGCCGGTATAGGGATTGACGTAGAGGACAAACGGGCTGTTGAGCGGATCAGCGGGCTCAGCATTCCCCGGGGCGACATTGGCATTGCCCACCAGCTGCAGCATGGCATCGACCATGGCTGACAGCTGGTTTTTGGCGCGCAGCTGCCCCCCGGCGCCGAAGGCGTTGCGGATGCCAGCAACGGCATTGGCGAGGTGGAGGCGAGCCACAAGCTGCTGCGGTTTTCAGCAGGCTAGGCAGGCGCAATCTCGCACAAGGGATGCGTCCGATCGGCGATCACAAGGCGAATATCGCCGACGGCAGCAAACTGCCCGGTGACTTTCATCGTGTCGCCGGCTTGCGCCGATAGCCGAGTTTTGGTGAGGGCGATGTCCAGTTCGTAGAACAGGCACTCCTCGCGAATGAAGGCATGGCCGTTGGAATGCCCCTCCAGCCCATTGGCGACCAGGAGGCGGATCGTGCCGGTGCTGCCATGGCGGGTGAGCAGCTGCAGCCTGAGCATCGCTGCAATGGGGCTGACCCCTGGGCTCCAAGTGTTGCTCACCTCGCCGGAGAACGATCCAGCGCCTGAGGCCTGGCTGGCAACCACCGAGCCAAAGGCTTCGCCGATGGCCCCGTGATCGAGCATCCCGGGATCGCTCTCGAGTTCCCACCCCGATAGATCGGCTTGCCGTTTCCAGCCCCGCTCGTCTGCATCAGCTCCAGCCTGCTCAATTTCCTCAGGCAGGTCTGAGACCAGATCCGCCAGGAGGCTTTCAGGCTGTTCGGGGCGCGGGATGGACAGCGCCAGCTGCAGCAGTGCATCGGCGTAGCCGCTGCGATGGCTGGCCATGCTGACAATCAGCCGATCAAAGCCCACCTGGCGCAGGGGGAGGCGACAGGTTTCGCCACCGTTCACGGCGGCCACCTCGAGGCTGTAGAAGGTGGCGCGCTCAAGCGCGTCTCGGTTGATAAACACCGTGGCCTGCTGGGCCATGCCAACGGTGCCTGGGTGCTCCCAGAAGGTGGCGTTGTCGTCTGGGCCCCAGAAGGGTGCGTCGTTGCCGATGCGGTGGAGAGTTGCCGGGCCGCTGGACGCAAAGTCGCCCCAGAAGCTGTGGCCATCGGGGCAGTTGGCATAGCCGGTGCCCAGAACGTCGATCGGCAATCCCAGCGGCGCGGTGAGCAGCACCTCATCGCCATTGAGAAAACCGGGCTCCTCCAACCGCAAGCGCACCACACGGCCTGGTGCATCGATCCCCTCATCGGTGAGCAGCACTGGCGGTGGCCAGCTGCGGCTCAGGGTGAGCGTGCCGATCTGGCCGTCGATCGCCATGGTTCAGAAACGGCCGCTCATGTCGCCATTCACTTCGAGGCTCAAGGAGCAGCTGATCAGCTCGCGAACCCGGATCGGCGCGCCCAGGGAGGCGGTGAGAACGTCCATGGTGAAATCCCCCCGGGTCGAGCCGCGTTTCGTGACGATGCGCAGATTGTCGAGATCTTCTCCGTCATCCCAGATGCTGTTGGCCATGGCCACCGCTGCGGCATTGTCGGGGTCGTAGAGGAGGGTGCAGCTGATCTGCGATTCCCTCAGCCCCTTGGCCTTTGTTGCGGCCGCCTGACCAATCCCGGTGGTCGGCAGCTTGTCCCTCGACACGGTAACCGAAATGTCGGTGATCTTCCCTGCCAGGGCGCCATTCCAGTAGACGTCGGTCTGGGTGGTGTTGCGAACCGCCATCCTGGCCACAGGTGATGCCCTGCTCGGAGGCTAGGCAGGGCCGCGGCCAGCCTTGTCAGAATGAGCTTTGCAACCGGGCCTGCAGCTGAACAGGCAGGCTGCAGCGCAGGCGGTATTTGAGCGACGCACGAGGCGTGGGCGCGTTCTGGCCAACGGGCCAGTACCAACCCAACCCCTTCTCGGTGGTGACCGAATCGATGAAGGCCCGATCCTCTGCGCTCACCCCCGCAAACAGGATGGCTGGCAGATCAAGCACCAACACCCCCGAATAGCTGAGGTCAAAGGTCTGCAGAATCGCCACGGCCGATGCGGTGCGGATGTTCTCGAACTCCAGGTCGAGCTGGCCCCCCACCGCCACCGTGCCCCACAGCCGGTGGTCCTCAATGCCGTTTTCAGACATCGCACTGGTGACGGGATGCCGCGGCATCGTGAACGAAAACCCTGTGGGCTCAATGGCAGGGAAGGGAATGCCCATCAGCCGCGGATCACCCACGCGCTCGGCTCATCCCAATCCTGGCAGAGCAGCAGTCGGCCCGTTTCGTCGGTGGGCATCAGCACCGCCTCGATTCTCAGCCGACCATCGTCTGTGGGGGTGACCCGCATCACCCGGTAGGTGCGCACCTGGGGTGGGGCAGTGCGAGTCCAGACACTGCCCAGCAGATTGCCCTTGCGGCCGCCGGAGCTCACCACCAGGGTCTGCAGCGTTGGCCCCGGCGGCGTGGTGCCATCCCAGGCCAACACCTCATAGGAGCCGTCCTGCAGCGGCTCGGATGCCACCAAGGTTCCGTCATCCAGCACCGCACCGTTGCTGTAGAGGTCATTGAGGGCCTCGTCGTAGGCCACGGCGATGTGGTCCTCTGGCGCGATCGGCCTCAGCACGCCGGCGTAGGTCGTCTCGAAGCTGATCGGGTCGCCCACAAGCCGCCGCCAGCGGATCAAGTATTTCGCCGCGTCGATCAGGTGCCAGCGGTTGGTGCAGCTCAGCTGCAAATCCAACGGCTCCACCGGATCGCTGTCGCTGGCAGTGGCTTCGCGGATCGTGATTTCGCGCACCGTCGAAAACACGCCGGGGGTAAGGAGGTCATCGTTGCTGCGCTCCTCTCGATACAGGCCACTGACCTGAATTGGGAGGCGCTGGTCGTCGTCGCTGGTAGTGCTCTGAAATGTGCCCTTTTTGATGTTGGCGGCAGTGAAGAGATCAACGATGCGTACAGGGTCAAACGTCAGTGCTGGCTTGAAATAGAACTGGCCGTTGAGCTCGTAGAACGCCAGCAAGTGCAAGCCGGCCTGATCTGCCGCCCATTGCCGCAGGTTCTGCGGTTGTGGCAGCGTCCCATCAAAGAAATACCGCCTGGAGAAGCACCACTGCGCCGATTCCAGGAAGCTGGGAGCATTGATCTGCTCGGCCTTGACGTCCTGACCGGCCCCGAACTCCGGACTGAGGGCCAGCCGGGCGAAAATATCTGGCAGGAGATGGGTGGGCCCGTTGCTGGCCTCGATGTAGCGCGGCGCGATGTGGCCGCCGACCACCTGCGCCGAGAGCTGATTCACGCTTTGGAATTCCAGCGCCGCACGGATGTTCATGCCCACTCCGGCGATCCCGCTGTAGGTGGGTGTCGAGGCGTTGAACTCCACGAGGTTGACAAAGGCGATTTCGTGCTCTGGCGCCTGACCGGCTGTGGTCTGGATTTCGTCGTAGACGAAGACTTCCGCCAATTTCCCCCACAGGTCAGTGAGAGCGTTGCCATCGCTGTAGCCCAGGCCCAAATCGATTTTGCCGTCAGGTTCGATTGAGTTGAGCCCAAATCGGTCTTGGGATCTACCGAATGGCGCTTCGCCCAGGTAGCGGACGATGCAGCCTCCGTCGACAACGGTCTGCCAGGTGCTCATGCGGCTGTCAAGCACGGCAAGCAGGCCGCTGGCAGCGCCAGAGCGGATCTCCCAGCCGCTCAGGGGTTCGAGGCGAACCTGAGCGCAGCGTGCGACAGCGGGCAGCTCGAGCTGTAGTCCGTTGGTCTGCGACTGCTGCGTTAGGCCTCGCACGCCATAGATAGTAGGAAGCTCCACAAATGTGGTTGAATTTTCGGCTCTGTAGCTGATGCGAACAAACGAATAGCGTTCCTCGCTGAAGTTTCTGGCGCCGCTTTGAAATGTCGAGAACTGTAGCTTCTGGCCAGCAGCGAGCACAAAGCCATCCAGCTCACCCCCAGCCAGCGCATTGATGAGCTTCAGCGTTGGAGCCTGGCGCAGATTGGTGAACCCGCTGCCACTGATCCCCAGGGTGCTG